AGAGCAAAGAGAATATTCTCTTCTAAAAGCTGTTAGAGAAGCTGCTCATGGAAAACTATCTGGACTAGAAAGAGAAGTTTCTGATGAGATTGCACATAAAACAGGGAAAGAAGCTAGAGGTTTTTATATGCCAACAAACCTTAACTTCGGTCAAAGAGACCAAGTAGTAGGCACAAACTCTTCTGGTGGATTCCTAAAGCCAACTGAGCATTTAGGCAGCGAATTTATCTCTGCTCTTAAAGCTAAGCTGGTAATAGCACAAGCAGGAAGCAGATTTTTAGAAGGCTTAAAAGGCGACATAAATATACCGAAAATGTCTGCTGAAGTTTCTAATGTATCTTTTGTTTCTGAAAACAATGCACCAACTGAAGGTGCTGCAACATTCTCACAAGTTACTATGGCTCCAAAAACCCTAGCAGCTTATGTAGATGTTTCCAGAAAACTAATGATGCAATCAGACCCATCTGTTGAAGCAGTATTAAGAGACGATGTTATCAATTCTTTCGCAAGAAAGATTGATGAAGTAGCAATCGAAGGTGGGGGTTCAAATGAGCCTTCAGGTATCATTGCTTCTGTATCAGGTAATGTTGAAGCAATTGGTACTAATGGTGGTGCTATTGCTTATGATAATGTTGTTGACCTAGTAAGATTGGTTGAAGAAGATAATGCTCTATTAAATGAAGCATCTGCTTACTTTGTTGGGCATCCAAAAGTTACTGCAAAACTAAGAACTACATCTAAGCAAAGTTCTGGGGTTGAAGGTAACTTCATTCTTGAGCCAAACAATCAAATGCTTGGTTACAACTATCTTGCAACATCACTTGTACCATCTGACCTCTCAAAAGGTACAGGTAGCAACCTATCAGCCCTAATATTTGGTGACTTTAGTCAATTATTAGTTGGTTTCTATAGTGGAGTCGATGTATTGGTTGACCCTTACACAGGTGGAAATGCGGGGACAACTCGCTTAAATTTCCTGCAAGACTGTGATATTGCAATCCGCAACGATGATAGCTTTGCTGTATGTAAAGATATTGATGTGAGCTAATTTTAAATTAGTGTGTATATGGGGCTACTTCGGTAGCCCTTTTTTTATGTATAATGGAAATATGAATAAAAAGTTAGTCAAATTCGTTTTTAATCAAACCACATACTATGGTGGTCAAAAATACCAATCTGGCGATGTTTTAGAAGTTCCTGAAGCAGATGCTAAAGAATGGGATAAAGTTAATTTTGGGAACATTTACAAACCTAAAAGTTCTAAAAAGAAAAAGGAGAAATAAATGAAAGTAGTAGCAACAAGAAAAGTATGTTATTCAGGCAAATGGTACAAAGCAGGTGAAGAGTTTGAATGTTCACAGGATGATTATGTCGGCTTAAAAGCAGCAGGTGTCGAAGAATACAAAGACAAAGAAGTTAAAAAATCAGATAAAGCAGCAAAAGAATATAAAACAAGATAATGGCATTAGAAACAGCACAGGACTTGCTCAATTTCTTTGATACTGAAACGCATGGCAAATCTGCTTCAGTATCTATAGATGGCACAAGTTCAACCATCCAAGTCATACTCAACAATGAGTATTTCGCTATTGCTGGTGAATCGGTTGATGTCGATGGTACACAACCTGTAGTAACTTGTCGTAGCTCCGATGTCTCAGGCATTGATACCGATGACACCATAACGATAGATTCAGTGGCATACAACATCGTGAATATTCAACCAGATGGCACAGGAGTAACAGTCTTAATACTGCAAGACCAATGATTTTATATACTGAAGAACAGCTTGACAAAGCATGGCAATACGATTGCAAAGTTAGAAACTCAGTTGGTGCTAACTGGATTCCCAGAGGAATGTATGAAAGATTGTTTGTTTATTATTTAGAAGCTGTAGTCAATGGCGATGAATTTATTAAACTAGATATACACATACCAACTGACTTACTTGATACGATTGGCACAGAAATCATAATTGATGAAGAGGAGCAGTTACATTGATAGAACAACTTATAAAACCAGTCAGCAAAATATTAGATAAATTTGTTGCTGATAAAGATTTAAAAGCTAAATTACAGCATGAACTTGATACCGAAATACATAGAGCAAACTTGGCACAAATCGAAGTTAATAAAGCTGAAGCATCCCATAAATCATTATTTGTCGCTGGTTGGCGTCCATTTGTGGGTTGGGTTTGTGCTGGTGCTTTGGCATATCACTTCATTTTTCAACCAATCATGGTATTTGCCATATCTGTTTATGGGGTATCAATTACACTACCAGAATTTGATATGGGCAGTCTTATGACAATCTTAATGGGAATGTTGGGGCTTGGTGGTCTTAGAACACTAGAGAAAGTGCAGAAAGTCTCAAGAGATAAGTAATGCCTAAGAAATCAAAATCGCAATTTGCATCAGAACACAAATCTGCTTGTGGTGTTAATGGCAAGAAAACATCATTGGGTCGTAAGAACTTCGGTTCATCAACTATGAACAAGAATCAAAAAAGAAGCTACAAAAAATACAGAGGACAAGGCAAATAATGTAGAATTGTGTTATGGCACACTACCGACAGCAAATCAGAGAACAAGTAGCAACCACACTTACAGGGCTAGATACGACAGGTAATAATGTCTTTCAATCAAGAATCTACAATATAGAAGAATCAAAACTACCTTGTATCTGCATTTACACAGTATCAGAAACCTCTGAACCAATATCAATGTCACCACCAAGAAGCATAGAAAAGGTCTTGGATTTAGTTATAGAAATATATATAAAAGGACTTAATTCGTCATCAGACCTAGAAACAGTGCTAAAAGAAGTCAAAGAAAAGATGTTCACAGATAGATTAATCAATAATTTAGCTAAAGATAGCTACTTAACCACGCAAGAATTAACTTATAATGGAGAAGGTGATAAGAATATTGCTGTTGGTGTGCTAACCTACCAAGTTTTTTATCATCATACAGAAGGAACATTAGGATAATATGGCATTAGTAATATCAGATAGAGTTAAAGAAACAACAGTCACTACAGGTACAGGAACAGTCACATTAGCTGGTGCTGTCACAGGATTTAGAACATTTGCTAGTGTTTTATCAGCTAATGACACAACCTATTATGCTATTGTCAGTAGTAGTGAATTTGAAGTTGGTGTTGGTACATTTTCTGGTGGCACTTTAAGCAGAGATACAGTCTTATCATCATCCAATAGCAATGCAAAAGTAAACTTTGGTGCAGGTAGCAAAAATGTTTTTATTACACAACCAGCAGATAAAGCTATTTATCAAGATGCTTCAGGCAATGTTGCAGGTCTAAATACTGATAATGTTACAGAAGGCTCTACTAATCTATATTTCACTGATGAAAGAGTAGATGACAGAGTAGGTTCACTGCTTGTTGCAGGTGATAATGTCACCCTATCTTACGATGATGCTGCTGGAACACTTACTATATCAGCTACAGAAGATAATCTATCAAACAATACAACAGATGATTTAGCAGAAGGTTCTACCAATCTTTATTACACCAGTGCTAGAGCCAATGCAGATTTTGATACCAGATTAGCTACCAAAGATACCGATGATGTGTCAGAAGGTGCTACAAATCTCTACTATACAGATGCTAGAGCAGATGCAAGGGTTAATTTACAAACAGGCTCTAATTTAGACTTATCTAGCAAATCAACATCCGATTTATCAGAAGGCACTAACCTTTATTATACCGATGCTAGATTTGACACCAGACTAGCAACCAAAACTACCGACAACCTTACAGAAGGCTCATCAAATCTTTACCACACAACAGAAAGAGTACAAGACATAGTAGGTGGTCAGTTTGTAACAAATGGTTCTCATACAGGCATATCTTTTGTTTATGATGATTCTACCGATGGGGGTATTAATGCCACTGTTTCTTTAGCATCTTTCAGCACATCGGATTTATCAGAGGGTACAAATTTATATTACACAACAGCTAGATTTGATTCTGCTTTCAGTGGTAAAAGTACATCAGACCTAAGTGAAGGCACTAATCTCTATTACACAACAGCAAGGTTTGACACTGCATTTAGTGGTAAAGATACCGATGATTTATCAGAAGGTTTAAGCAATCTGTATTACACCGATGAAAGAGTAGACGATAGAGTTGCTAATTTAATTCAGAATGGCACAGGTATATCATTTGCTTACAACGATACTTTAGGCATATTAACACCGACTGTATCTCTGTCTGCATTTGACACCGATAATCTATCAGAAGGCAGTACCAATCTTTACTATACTGATACAAGGGCTAACGCAGCCATAGACGCAAGAGTTACACAATCCTTTGTCAATGCCCTAAATGTGACAGCAGCAGGTGTACAAGCCAATTCTGTAGCTCTAGGCACAGATACTACAGGCAACTACATAGCAACTATAGCTGGTACAGCTAATAAAATAACAGTTACAGGTTCAGGTTCAGAAGCAGCAGCAGTGACATTAACACTGCCAGACGATGTCCAGATAGCCAATGATTTAACAGTAGCAGGAGATTTAACTGTTAATGGAGCAACCACAACACTAGGAACAACCAATCTTGAAGTTTCAGATAATTTGTTTGAACTTAATGCAGGATTAACCACAGCACCAGTCAATGATTCTGGTATGTTAATTCAAAGAGGTACTTCAGATAATGCCATCTTTATGTGGGATGAATCTGCCGATAAATTTACACTAGGTACAACCACATCGGATGCTACAGTTACAGGCAATATAGTCATAACAACTGGCTCATTGGTAGCTAATTTAGAAGGTAATGTCACAGGTAATGTCACTGGTACAGTCTCATCATTGAGCAACCACAATACAGGAGATTTAGCAGAAGGTAGCAACTTATATTACACAACTGCAAGATTTGACAGTGCTTTCTCAGGTAAGTCTACTTCTGATTTATCAGAAGGTAGCAATTTATATCACACATCAGAAAGGGTACAAGATTTAGTTGGTGGTCAATTTGTTACCAATGGTACACACACTGGTATTTCATTTGCATACGATGATGCAGGTGATGGTGCGATTGATGCCACAGTATCACTAGCTTCATTCAGTACATCAGACCTAAGTGAAGGGACAAATTTATATTACACAGACACAAGATTTGATACTAGATTAGCTACCAAAACCACAGACAATTTATCTGAGGGTGCATCTAATTTATATTTCACCAATGAGAGAGTAGACGATAGAGTTGCTAGTCTATTAACAGCAGGTAGCAATATAACCCTTACTTATGACGACACAGCAGGAACATTAACCATTGCAGGTGTTGAAGATGATTTATCTAATAACGACACCGATGATTTAAGTGAAGGTGCAACTAATTTGTACTACACAGATGCTAGAGTTGAAAGCTACCTAGATGGTGGCACATCTACTCCAACCTTTGCATCAGCTACAGTTTCAGGTGATTTAACAGTAGATACCTCAACCCTTAAAGTTGATTCAACAAATAATAGAGTTGGTATCGGTACTGCAAGTCCAAACGCTTCTACATTACATATAGATAGTGGTGGTCTAAATTCAGCACTATTTTTACATTCAACCGATACAGACACTTTCATAACAATAAGTGATGACGATGGTGCAGCAGAAATAAGAACCAAAGATGGTGGAGCATTACAATTTAGAACAGGTGGCACATCAAACACATTAGCAGATTCAACAACAGCTATAACTATAGATAGCTCACAAAATGTAGGTATCGGTACAACAAGTCCTGCCCATAAACTTCATCTTGATAGCAATAGTAACTCTGGAACAAGTCTCCTTGTTTATAACGATGGCAATAGTGGAGCTTCAAATAGCATTATCACGTCTTACAATACTGACATTAATGGTGCAAGAAGTGGGTTTGGAAATAATGCATACCCTAGTGCTCAATATAGCTTTAATGTGTCTCGTCTTGACACCTCTAAGTCTGCTTGGGCTTGGTCATCTTATGTATTAAATTCTACTTATCAAAACCAAAGTGCAATGACTTTACAGTATGTTGATGCTTCTGGAACTCAGTCAGAACGCCTCAGGATTGATAGTTCAGGCAGCTTATTGATAGGCAAAACAAGTCTTGGTATTGCTGGTGATGGTTTTGAATTTGGGTCTGGTGTCTTAGCTGTTACAAGAAATGATGGTGTACCTTTTGTTGCCAACAGAAGAACAAGTGATGGTGATGTTATTTCTATCAGAAAAGACAATACTTCAGTAGGAGTTATCGGCACACAAAATTGGGGTATCGGTACAAGTAGTCCTTCAAACTCATTAGAAATACAATATGGAACTGTTGGAACAGGTAATGGTTCAAACAATACATTAGCACTTAGATATAATGCTAGTACTTTGTATGGTCAGCATTATATGGATGCTAATGGTTTGTATCATATCAGAGCCGATAACAATGGTGCTGCTGGTGGTAATTTAGTTTTAGGTGGAGATAACAGCGTACAAATATGGACAGGTAGCACACCAGAAGATAGGGTTTTCATTAACTCCTCAGGCAACGTAGGTATCGGTACATCAAGTCCTACAACCAACACTTTAACTATAACTGGTAAATATTTACTTTTATCTGATAGTCAAACAAAACTTGGAGATAATGGCATTATTGGTGGTGGTGCTGCTGATGGTAACAGTCGCTTAGACTATTACACAGGTAAATATTTTTCAATTACACAATCTGGAACAGAACGCATGAGGATTACAGATGGTGGGCAAATAAAGTCTATACGTAACAATACAGGCTCTGAATCTTATATTAACTTAGAGTTAAAAAACACAGCCACATCTGCTGGACTTTCACTAGATTGTGCAGATGGCGTTAATGGCAAAAAATATGAAGTTCAATCAAACCCAAGTGGTAACTTTTTTGTTTATGATAGAACAGCAAGTGCATATAGGTTTTTAATAGACAGCTCAGGCAACGTAGGTATCGGTACAAGTAGTCCTGCTGGTGTTTTAGATTTAAGAACAGGCATCAGTTACAACGCATCTGCTGATAGAACATTTCATGTTGGAGCAAATAACTATGGGTCAGTTGATATAGGAAATTATTTTGGTTATCAATGGAAAGTATCAGGTGCTGCAAGTGGTCAAGATTTATTATTATCAGCACATAACAGGTCAGGAGCTTCTTCAGAAAACTTACAAGATATTTGGCATTTTGATGCCAGTGCTAAGGCACAAATATTTTTAACAAACCATGCAGAACGCATGAGGATTGATAGTAGTGGGAATATTATTTTAGGAGGTTCAGGAACACTACCATCAAGCAGTCAAGGTGGTGCAGCTTTTAGACCTAGTAGCAATGAAAGAACAATTTTAGACTTAGCAACTGCATTGAGCAGCAATCAAGTTCTACAACAATTTATAAATACAAATGGTGTTGTAGGAAATATTGCTACAAATGGTACAGCAACAGCTTACAATACATCATCAGATTACAGACTTAAAGAAAACGTTGTTTACGATTGGACAGCATTGGATAGATTGAACCAACTGAAACCAGCTAGATTTAATTTCATTGCTGATGCCGATACAACAGTTGATGGTTTCTTAGCACATGAAGTACAAGACATAGTACCAGAAGCTATTACAGGTGAAAAAGATGCAGTTAAAGAAGAAGAATATGAAGTAACTCCAGCAGTATTAGATGATGATGGTAATGTTGTTGTTGAAGCTGAAATAGGAACAAGAGAAGTGCCTGATTATCAAGGTATTGACCAATCAAAACTTGTACCATTATTAACTAAAGCAGTACAAGAATTATCAGCTAAAGTTGAAGCACTTGAAGCACAACTACAAGGAAACTAAATGCAATTTGGATTAGGTGCATTTGCTGAACTGCCCTTTGCATCAGAAGATGGTACAGCAAAATCAATAGAAGAGTTAATCAGAGAAGCAGCTACCAATACACTTACTGGCTTAACCACTACAGGTTCTAATATCTTTGCATCTAGGGTACACAACTTAGAACAAATTAAGCTACCAGCTCTATTGCTTTACACTAGAGATTTGGAATCAGAACCTATCGTTATGAATCCAGCTAGAACCATTGAAAAGAATATCACCCTTCATGTTGAGGGTTATGTCAAACAAAATACTAACTACGATGATAAGATTGATGATATCTGCCAAGAAGTTGAAGAAGCCCTATATGGCAATAGATTGTTAAATAATCTAGCAAAAGATACATTTCTGAATGAAACTCTTGTAGAATATGAAAGTGAAGGTGATAACCCACTTGCAAGAGTTGTAATGGACTTTCAAGTTGTTTATCATCATAACGAAGGAAGTTTATAATTATGGCAACATTTAAAGGTTCAGATGGTGTAGTAAAAGCAGGAGCTTCAGGCTCTGAAAATGCCATCGGTGAAATTAGAAGTTTCTCAGTCGAGCAAACAGCAGATACTATTGAAGATACTTCAATGGGTGATTCTGCTAGAACTTATAAGGATAGCTTAACTTCATTTACAGCATCTATTGATGCTTTATTTGATGATACCGATACAGCTCAAACAGCTATGACTATTGGTAGTTCTCTATCTTTCCTATTCCAGCCAGAAGGCGACACAACTGGTGATTATCAATTATCAGGTTCAGGTATCATTACAGGGATATCCAGAAGTCAGTCTTACGATGGTTTAGTTGAAATAAGTTTCTCAGTACAAGGTACTGGTGCATTGACTATAGGGTCAGCTTCTTAATAGATGAAAGCAATAGAGAGAGCTAAAGCTCATTTCGACAGTCTTGATATCAAGAAAATCAGTGTACCTGAGTGGGGTGATGATGATGGCAATCCTTTAGAAATCTATGCCAAGCCACTGACACTACAAGAAACATCTAAGCTATATCGTATGGCTAAAGAAGATGATATGGCTATGTTGGCTTATGTCTTAATCTATAAAGCCTTAGATGCCAACGGTGACAAAATATTCAATCTAGAAGATAAAAAC